CCTCCAAGTCTTTCTGAAGCTTGTCAATCTTGTCGTTTACGCGATTGTTAAACTCAATGGACTCTAAGATATCAGTCATGACCAAGGCAGGAATGTTTGCCTGTTGAATACAAAACTTGGCAATCTTGTCAATGTCAGTCGCCAAATAGATTGTTGGACCCTCTGTTAATGTGTAGGCGTCCTTGGTAGATATGAAAGTTGCAAATTGGGATGATGTTGATGGTTGAGTAAACACCGACTTGGCGCCACCAGTAATAAGACCCCCCTTACTATCCACCGATGTGTTTTCAGGAATTCGTGTTACCCGAGTAGAATACAAGCTTGCATAAACGTTGCTCCACGTTTCGCGTAGTATATTCTTGAGGACACACAAATAATACACCTTTATATTTGTCATGGTGACATCGTCCAAAGATGTAAACGCGCGATTGATTTTGTGTGCAGCCGAAACGCAATTATTTTTATTCGCAAACGTAACAAACTTGGCGACTTCGTCTAAATCAAAGTATCTCAACAACGTCTGATAATTCACGCAATGGTTGGCAATGGACAGAACCTCGTCATAATCGTCGCTAATATAATGCGGCATGACAATATGACCATTCTTGTTGAGAATCGGAATGGACTTCCGGCAATCGTGGCTCACAACATTGTAGACCTGCGCGTTTCCTTCGGGGAACTTTGTGCGAAAGTCAGCAATAGTAGCAGGCAGCTCGTGCAACTTGGGCAACGTCGCAGACGACAATATCATGTTGGGAATCAAGTTTTCCTTCCAATTTTTCTGGATAATGTCGTGGAATTCGTGTTCAGCATAATCCAACGTAATCGTCGGCTCGTCCCAGTAGGTAATGATTTGCTCTTTTTGATTAAAGGACATCATATAATACATGGCTGCGAGATAGGATTTGATGTCGCAAATCATGAGCTCCACCTTGTCGCCAACAGAATTGTCCACCTTCCAAATTCCGCCCGACTTCCAGTTGGTCGTATAATCCTTTGCGGCAAAGTAATGCAGACGAATGTCGTCCGCCGTTTCACAACCGAATGCAAATGCTACCTTTTTGTGAATTGAAATGGCCGACTTTGCCAACGCTAAACCGACGTGGCGCGCAGCACAGACAAATATCACCTTGTGATCGGTCAACAGCCCAAGAGGTGTCAGGGTCTTTCCAGTCCCGGTGGGTGCAATGTAGAGGACAAGCTTGGGTGTGTATTTGTCCTTGCTGAGTGTGAATACCTGTTTTTGATGTTCGTAAAGCATCATGTCGCTGTACTTCAACAAGTCTTGATTTTTCTCAATGTATTCGCTGGCGCGTTCAATGATTCGCCCGATACTTACTTCTTCCTCGTAATGCGTAATCAACTGAGCGATGACCTGAACGAGATGAGTGTTTAAATTGGAAACCTTGTTTTGCATTAACTTGTACAAGGTAAAGTAGTGGAGCTCCCACTTGTTGCTATTTTTATTTTTGTATTTCATGATTTTTTCAATGTGCTCTAGCAAGACGTTTTCGTAAATGGTGATACCCTTTAACGTCTCGGGAGTGTGACGCTGCACGCGAATGAGGAACGACTTTTTCAACTTGTCGGGGGAACCCACTTTCACGGCCAAGAAGGTGGCGTCATAGGTGGAGATTAACGCTTGAATTCTCTCGGCAAAGAACTTGGCGTAAATGTAGTCTTCCAACTGGTCGTTGAATTCGATCTTCAGATAGGAAAGCATCGAATTTGTTTTGTTGTATTTGATGTTTACGTTGGAATAGCCATCCACGATTAACTTCAAAATTTCAATCTCCGTGGCGGAGACTGGGGTCTCAATGGACTCCCACTCGGATTTGGTTAGCTTACGTTGTTGAAGATCCATTGTTAATTATAGTTGCATAGTGTTTATATTTGTTAATCTATTTCAATTTTTATTGTAAAGCCGCCTTTGAAATAAAATCAAAAAAAAGATACAAATTGACATGCTTTTCTTTTTGGTTTTGTTTTATTTTTATTCATTTTATTTTTTTCTTTATTTGGTTTTAGGTTTTATACGCACTTAACACCAAATGTCTGGCAATAATCATATACTCGTTCGAACGCGGTTTTGTAATGCGCAACTAATTCCGGTTCACGAACTTCTTGCGCACGCCCCCATTCCACTGCATTGGCGACAACATTCATGTGAAGGTCCAAGAAGGAAGATGCCGGCTTCATACCGCCTTCTCTCTTGTAAAAGTAATCGGCAAAGGTAAATGTTCTATATTTTGGCAGTTGGGCAATGCCTGATAGCATGATAAGAGCCCGGGTGTTTCCCAAATATCTATCCAGCTCATCGGTGTATTTTGGACAAAATATCGGTTCCCCTCTGTATCCTAAGGAACTATCGCCATTATATCTGTATCCAATGAGCACTTGCTTGAACTCGTCGTCTTCTTGAACATATCGGTTAGTTAACGAATAGTTGTATTCAAGTTCGTTCAGTCGATCGGTCAATTTGGCAACGCAGTTCGATAGTTCGTCGCTCTTCGTGTTCTGCGCGTCCTCTAAGTCATGTTGGTCTCTAAGACTCTGGCAACGCAAACTTATAAGACGCTGACCCAATTTATTGGTGTTTTCGGAGACATCGGATCGTAGATTATTTATCGTATTTTCGGCATTTTTTAACATGATCTGCAACTCAGTGACTTTTTCTTCGAGTCCAAGTGTATATTCGCGGACGTCGGTCCTCTTTTCTTCTTCCATTATGTGGAGTTTACGGCCGTATTTTGACATAAATTTGTCAATCTTCTCTTGTGTGCGGACAATCAGTTCTGTTTGTTGCTCGTGAATATCACGATATGCAATATCGAAACGCTTCTTTACCCAATTCATTACGTAGATGGCTACATACACAATATACACAATAGCAAAGAATACAAATAATCGTTGACGCGTTACGTAGCTTCCGACGGGCTGCTCTGCGGGCTCCAGAACAAAATCCTCAAACGCGCTGCCAGACATAAATTCCTCACTATAGCAAGATGACATTTTGAACGAGTGTTCAGTTAATTACTTTGATGTATTCTCGTATAAATTTGAATTTCATTTCAATTTTTTTTCATACGCACTCCCACAATATAATTTAAAATTGAAAAAGTTTATATCATATAAAGATTTTCCATTATATAGTTATAGATTATGGTAGCCAAGGTAATTTCAATCGAGGGTAACATTGGTTCAGGCAAGTCGACTCTGTTGTCGCATCTTAAGCAGTCTCTTTCTGCGGAATTTGTTCCACAAATCATTTTCCTACAAGAGCCGGTGGACGAATGGGAAAATATTAAGGATGAACAAGGAAATACCATGATTCAAAAGTTTTATGGCGACCAGACAAAATATTCATTCTCCTTTCAAATGATGGCCTACATCTCGCGTCTTGCATTGTTGAAGCAGTCCATTGAAGAAAATCCAAGTGCAATCATTATTACTGAGCGCAGTTTATTCACGGACAAGTTTGTATTCGCAAAGATGTTGTACGATTCAAAAAAAATGGAAGGCGTGGAATATCAAATTTATTTGAAGTGGTTTGATAATTTTGTAAACGATTTCCCTATTAACAGCACGATCTATGTAAAGACCGACCCTGACATGTGTCATGCGCGTATTGCAAAACGTTCTCGTAATGGAGAAAGCTCGATTTCGCTTGAATACTTGAACGATTGCCACAAATATCACGAAAGCATGATGCAGGTTCATGCGAGTAAATCACATAATGTTTTAGAACTAAACGGAAATCTAGAAATATCTGACATGAAAGATGCGTGGGTAAAAACTATTACTGAATTTATCGCCCCAGAAAATTAACTCGCGTAGTATCCAATCAACCCTGCATGTAGCGTCTTTCTTGGTTTATATTTTAATATATCCAGCTGTTTAGACGTTGTAGTGAATTCCTCCACACCATAAATATCTTGTAATAATAGCCACTCAAATAACCCCCCTGGATAAACAGAAACATTCGTAAACCCTAATTTGCTCAGTTGATAATACTTCTTGTATGTAGTCTCATCATTTGCATTTTTTCCGTAAATAATGATACTTATTTTTGCATTACCTGATTCCAAATACTTATTTATAGTCGTCTCTTCATACTGCGCTAGAACAGAATTCGTTATTAAACAGCCTTGCTCATTTTCAGGCAAAGTATTGATGATTAAATAAGTATCTGTGCGTTTAATAATATATTGCATATCTTCAAAATTTATTTTTTGGATGGATTGATAATTTCCCATTAATGTAAATACATTATAATTGTTTAAATTCTTCTCTTCCAAATTAAAGAGATTATTTTTAGTATAGTAATGCCTTGTTCGAAATGCAAGCAATCCGGGCATAATGCGCGTTCGTGCAACAACGAATCCAAAGTTCAAGACACGACGACTGAACAAGCGGTAGACGCAGTTGTAGACGAGGAAGCCGACACTGATGAAGTACCTTCAAATACAAAATCAACCAAATATTATTGTTATTTTTTGGGCCAGCATAATAATTGGACCGGACAAACATATAATGGTTATACGGTGAACCTTTCGCGAAGATTGCGCCAACACAATGGAGAGATAAAAGGCGGTGCATGGGCGACAACCGCCAAGGACAAGGGTGCATGGTCTTTTATTGCTGCGTTAACATCTGATTCGTGGGCGTCCGTTTCAAGAGCCATGGCATGTGAATGGAACTGCCGATATCCCACTAGGAAAAAACCACGACCCAAGATATTCGCAGGAGCCAAAGGGCGAATCGATAGTCTCGTTGAAATTTTTAAACATATCAAAGACGACATCAGATTGTATATTCATCCTGCGTTCTATGACCACGCGGTCTCTCTTGGATTGCCTTCTCATGTTGTCTTATACAAGAAATTAGACGAAATATTGTAAATATAATATATCCATATTTTAACGAATGGCTGTGGAATGTATTGATATTGGTTCAAAAATAGTTACTATTGCTATTATGATGCATGGAGAAATAATCGAGACCAAATTATCGCCGACCCAACAAAAAATCTTTGATAATACAAGATTATTTAGTCTAACAGGCGGTTTTAGTGAAGCCGGTTTGGGGTTGAATGAAATTAGAATGAGCAATATAAATTATTTAAATAAAATATTTCAGATTGATTTATCTCAAACCACCCATCAGGTCATGAAAGACTATACAGAGCGTATTCGTCCTACATACGCGCGTTATATAGACGCATTTTTAGATGACTTATCTACTGAAAATATATGTAAAGTATTTTCAACCATAACGATTGATAAAGCTCTTGGAACCGCTATTACTAGTGCTTATGATAAAATTATGCATTGTATTTTACCTGATGTTATTGGTATATATGTTATATCCGTGCACGAAAAAGTAGATGCAAACACAATAAAGCTAATCTACCCTTTAGAGAGAAATGTGCCAAACTTGGATTTATTGAAACGTGCGGATTTTATTCAATTTGCGAACATTTTTGGTAAAGATGGAGAGAGTATATTACGTGAAATGAGTGCAGTATCATCAGACTGGCCAGATTATAGTTCGAGCATAGACGACGAAACATTTCAGCCAGAATTAGACAAGTGGAAGGTTACATTTACCCAAAGACTTGGTTTTTTTCAAAAGGTCTACGGCGACATTTCATACATTCGTTTAAGTTATTTAGTAGATATTATCAAACAAATAGTTGGACGCGACAAATGTAAGTTGAACTTATTTGATTATTCGTGTGCAGTATTGGCACCAATAGTAAATAATCCTGAAGGCAGATTATTTTCCGGATATATGAAATCAGATGATATTGAAATGGGACCACCCAAGGGATGGGGTGGGAGAAGTCGTGGAAGAAACAAAAGACGAAACACTCGTAAAAAGCAGACAAAATAAACAATAATGATATTACCAATCATATTATGGTAATATCATACACACGCATCATTTACACCTACATTTCCATTTAGTACAAGTTAGACAAAACAAGTTGTTTGATAATTTATTTAATTGGTATTTTGGAGTTTCACATATACATATATTTATTATCATAAGTTTACATCCACAAAGTTGTCGTAATTTTTCTTCTTCTGCTGCTTTCATAATTCTTCTTTCTTCATTTCGTTTTTCCATTTGTTTTAATGATTCCCTCCATTTATTTTCTTCCTCATTTCTTAAAAATATATTTCTTTCATTTTCTAGTCTTTTATTTTCTATTGCGTCTTGTATAATTTTTTCATAATTAACACATTCACAACATTTATAATTTCTGATACATACAATAGTTATATTACCTTCTTCGTCAATAATTTCTCCAGAATTAATTTTATTGATTAAATATTCAGCATTAATTTCTACCCAAGGTTCGGGTCTATTTTCCTCTTTTGTTTTATTTTTATAACATATTTCAAATATATATTTTATTTTATCATTTTCTATCAGCGCTATATCAGCACTTCTATTTGAATTATTATAATAAAATTTATATTCAATAACTGCTTTTGTATCTTCATTATAATCATCATAAATATTATAACATTTTTCTTCTGATCCCATACAATTTCTTTGTTCACAATAATTACAAATTCTATTAATAGTAATATTTTTTTTATTATCTAATAATGATTTCATTAACAATTTAGCGTCCTTATGTATTTGTGTTTCACTTGGTTTATCATAATTATAACAAGGATTACCTGATTTATAATGAGCAAAATGTGGTTGTTTTATTTTACCCTTTTTAAAAATTACATCTTGTTCGCAAGAAGGACATATATACTTATTTTTTTTGTTTGCTATTTTAGGATATTCATAATTATTTGTTAATTTATTTATTGCTCCCATATAAAAATGATAAGACATTTAGTTAAATAATTAAATGTCTTTATATTTATGTATTTTTTACAATGCATGTAAAAATACACGTTATTCTAATTAAACGTAACCATGATTTCAACCATTTCCTTTTTGATACTTTTACTCGCAGAAACAGACAACTCTTCCCGCTTCTTTCGCGTCTTGGAGTTATCCGTAATCGTTTCCTTGCGCTTACTTGTGCTATTGCGACTATTCATATCATTCTCAATCGTCTCGTAATGCTCTTCAAGATAATCAATTACCTTGTTCTCCAAGGCCCACTTGAAAAAGTTTAACTGGCCAATCGTCGTTTCAATAAATGTGCCATTCTTATACGGCACGCTGATGCGATCCCATCTGCAAAAAGGATCAAATCGCTTCTTGCTATAAGCCTTTAATTTCAATTTATAGTCCACATAGACCTTGAATCTACGTTCATTGCTGCCCTCTATTACATACGTCGTGTAATTCTTCTTTGCATAATTCGTGGCAAACCAGTCAACTATGCGCAGCGAAATCTTGGATTCCCCAGTAATAATGGATAACATCTTATCTAACAACCCGCTTGACGTGTAATAATCCATCAGGTTTCGTAATAACAAATCATTTTGTGTAGTATATGTTGTTAAGTTGGTTGACATTAATTTATGTTTGGTATTACTTTTAAATCGTTATTTAGTGGATATTTAAATATTATAGTGGTTGGGCGGTTTGATCAGTAGGTTGTTGTGCCGGCTTTGTCTTGTCAACAAGTATGGTGCTGACAGGTTTCAAAAATTTATCTTGAATAGTGACGTTATTAACATACTCATCATTGTCTGGTGTATTGTTGGTAAAAAAGGGGTTTTGACCAATCTGTGCTATCATCTCCCGTTCGGCCATTTTATTATAACTCTCTTCGCGCTTATTATTCTCTCTAAACATGGATTCATAATCGCAATCCAAGGATTGTAAATATGCCTCATTGTCCAGAATTTCTTTGGGGACGTGCATTTCTGGAGGCGGTGGGCGGGTGTTCTCGGGTTTCGCACGAATACGTAGGCTTCTCTCTACTATTGATCCATTGCTCCATTTCCATTCCATTACTACCATGAGAGAAAAGAAATACGCCGATGCAACATAAATACTATCCTGGTTTTGAGATTATTATGCAAAATATTTTAGGTCTCTAATATATATGCCATCATTATCAAAAAAAAACAAAATAAATTATAAAAAACGTTATACCATACCAAAAAATAAAAAACAACGGGGTCGCAAAAGTATTAAGGTATATCATAATCGTGCAAAAGTGCCGACGCGTAAAAGCAAACATTACATTGGTGGTGATATAGAAGTTCCTGTGGTGTATGATATATTTCCAACCGGTCAGTCGTATCAACCCAATGTGACTTGTTTGGAAAAAGAATGTGATAAAAAAGATGCAGGCGAAAAGACGACTACGTGTTTAAACACCCGCATAGTAATGAATCTATTTAGCCAAACACTAGATGATTCTGAAAAAGAAACTATGGATAGAATAGATGACAAATTTACCGCCGAAGAGAGAAAATCTGTACAGGATTTGACTGAAAAATATCTGACAAATTACGTAGATTCTTTATTTCCGAAATCTTTCTTTTCGAAGAATACTACCGACTTAACGCCGGAAAATGCAAAAAAATTAAAAGAATTACTACAGGTAATTAACCCAGAATATGTGGGCTACTTGACACAGACGTATACCTTATCGGATGAGATAAAACAAAAAATACGGGCTACTACTCAACCCGAATTAAATGTTCTTGCAGACAATACTGCGGCTGTTGTAGAAGTGCAGCCTGAAGTGCAAATGCAGCCGGAAACTGAGCCTCAAGTGCAAATACTACCGGAAACTGAAGCTGAACCTGAAGCGCAAATACAGCCGGAAACTGAGCCTCAAGTGCAAATACAGCCGGAAGCTGAAGTGGAAGCAGAGGTACAAAGACAGCAGGCCGCAGAAGCTGAGCCTGAAGCGCAAATACAGCCGGAAGCTGAAGTGGAAGCAGATGTGCAAAGGCAACAGGCAGCAGACGCAGAAGCGAAAAAAGCAGCAAAAAAGGCAGAAAAGGAAAAATTTAATGCTGCTAAAAAGGCAGAGATGGAACAACGATTCGCGCAGAGAAGGGCAGAGAGTGCTGCGGCTGATGTGAAGCGGAAAGAAGAGTTAGCCGAGAAGAAGGCAGCACGCGCTGCAGCCGCACTGATTAAAGAAGAAAATAGAGCTGCCGCTAAAACATTGAAAAATACAACAATGCTCAAAAAGAGTAGTGGTACGCGAAAGAAACGCTAAATGACAATTATAGGATATGATATCATACTATATGATATCATAGATTTGTTTATTTTATATACATTGGTCTAATATGTATCTACTAGCTGACTCACGATAAATGTAACCTTGTCAACATTTTCAGATACGGAGCAATCTTCCTGCCCCAAGATTCTCATGTTTGACAATTCTGTTAAGTATCGCTTCGAGCATGATTCCACTAGCAATCCATTCGCGTATATGCCGTAATTCATGAATATATCTGGATGTTCTAGTGCGATATGATATATATTCATAAAGCCTTCCTTGCTGAATGGCTCGGCCTTTTCATCCGCGCAAGCTATTAAACGGAAATGATTGTCCGTTACAAATATAGTTCCATTTACCGCCTTTGTATTCTCCCATTGGTCATCCGTCATGGAAGGAACCAGTATAGAATGGCATCCAGTTATATACAAGTCTTCAAACAATGCAGGATATTTCTCTCTTGAGCATTTATACAAACGATTTGCAACGCGGTAATCATTTCCTGGATTATACAACGCCGTGGTGCCTATCATATGAATCGGCATATACCCATTATAAATGGTCTTTACTAAATCACCCTTTCGCAGATTTTCAATGGGTCGGTAGACCTCTTGTTCGTTTTCAAAACATAATATTTTGGTTCCTTCTAAAAAACATGGATAAGGTGGCGGCACAATAAAGTCAAGCACTCCAGTAGATGCATTATTTATCGTGGCGGTAATTTCGCCTGATCCGCTATTTGTATAGGTCAATGTAAACGTGTTAGAATTATAGGAATTATAATATGGTGCAGTACCTTTAGAAGCAAACACTCGTGCAGTTGCCACATTACCCGCCTGACTAGTATACAATAATCGATAAGTATAACCAGGTGAAAATAGTCCTGCGGCTGATGTGTAATTGCTACTCGAACTTGCGCTGCTAGGACTATATAGTGCAGCATTATACGCTGATAATACATATGGGGTTCCAGCAGTAATCATAGTCCAAGTTGTTCCTGGGTTATTTGTATTAATATTTGTTGGAGTTCCAGTTAAATTGGAATTCGCGGATGCATCTGACCAATTATTGTTTGCAACATATGTGTTTGTTTTAGTTATTGGTATAAGTAATCCTACCGCAACTATTCCTTCACCTGAACCACTTAACGCGCCATAACTATAGCAATTGGTTATTGTAACATTTGGATTGACAGCATAAATGCTTGCCTTTGTTCCTCCACATATGCCACCACATGTTGGATTAATTCCTCCTAAGGAATAGCAATTTGTGATGTTTACGACTGGAGTAATCGAAGCATTACTTGTATATCCAACTTCTGCACCGACGATTCCACCCGCGTTATTACCGAATATATTGCCAGTGCTATAACACTGGCTGATTACACAATTTCTACTAGTATCATATCCAAACCAATCGCCAGCAATGCCGCCAGCATATTGT